GAATCATGGAATCGTGTTGACATGCGGTTCATGATAATTCTATGGCTTACAGGGCCATTTTTTAGTTGCTCAAGGTAATACGCTTTTGCATGTGACACAGGGTTAGTTCCTTCTTTGTGGTGAGTTCAATAGCGCGAGCTAAGAGAGCAACGGTAGCTGCCTCAAAGTCGCCGGGGTCAAAAGTGTATTGCTTTACAGATTGGATTGCAGTGACGCAAAGCTCCTGCGCGGCAACGGTTTCGTAGTGGTCTGGTGTGTTCATGCTGGCAAGGTTATCATTGTTGACCAGCTTTTCCATTAGGGTTTGCCCTAGTATTTTTTTTGTTAATGCGTCATAAGATTGAGGCTCAACAAGACAGGAGTTCACATGAGTACATTTCAAATTCGTTGCAAAGCCCGTGAGTTGTTTAAGACTTATGATGCGCCTCCCGCTGTAATTCGACAATACCAACGCAAGTGGGTTCGCAGCGTTATGCAACTTGGCCCTAACTGGCTTTTGGCTCAACCAGTATCTAAAACACAATGAAACAAATTTCCTCTGCTTTTGTTAAAGCACAACAAGCCTTTGGCCCTGCCATCAAAAACGCTAAAAGCCATCAAAACAAGTATGCCGATCTTGGCTCTTGCTTTGACGCTGTGATTGATGCCTTTCACAAGAACGACATTGCTGTTGTCCAGCAAACGCACGAATCACCTGATGGCGTAATTGTTGAGACTATCTTTCTTCACGCATCTGGCGAACAGATTTCAGGCGGCAAGCTGTTTGTGCCATTCAGCAAAAAAGACGCACAAGGGTTTGGCTCTGCGTTGACTTACGCTAGACGCTATTCCTTAATGGCATCTTGCGGTCTTGCACCTGAAGACGATGATGGCAAACGCGCATCAGAGCCAGCCAAAGAAAAAAAGCCTGAGTTAAGCAACAAACGGTTTGACGATGCCGTGCAGAAGATTAAAGCTGGTGGATACACCACAGAGAAGCTGCGCGATACGTTTGCTTTGACAGCAGAACAAGAATCTGCATTAGTACAGGCTTTGGCAAATGCTTAAATTTAGAGCATCATCATTGGCTGACATCATGACTGACCCAAAGGGCAAAGACGAAACTTTGTCCGCTGGAGCAAAAACAGCAATCATGAAACAAGCCAAAGAATTTATCTATGGCTATGACGAAATCATCACTTCAAAGTACATGACGAAAGGTCTTGAAGTTGAAGATCAGTCTATTGAATTGCTGAACTCTGTATTGTTTACAAACTTTGTCAAGAATACTGAGCGTAAGACTAATGACTGGATTACAGGAGAATGTGACATTGTTGGCAACAACAGAATCCACGACATTAAGTCATCTTGGTCTTTATCAACATTCCCTGTTCTTGCATCACAAGGTGAAGACAAAACTTACGAGTGGCAGGGCAGAGCCTATATGATGTTATGGGACATGGATGAATTTGAAATTGATTATTGTTTGGTCTCTACGCCAGCGCATTTAATCGGTTACGAAAATCCACTTGTTCACAATGTTGACCACATAAATCCTGAATTAAGGGTTACAAGAGTTCTTTACAAGCGTGATAAGACGCTTGAAGACAAAATAAAAAGGAAAGTAGAGGAGGCAAACAAGTTCTATGAACAGATCATTAAACAAATTGCTCAAGAGCATGAAGGAAATCTATGAATAATTTAACAATCGCTGGACAACTCGGTAAAGACGCTGAAGTTCGATATTTACCAAATGGCGATCCAGTTGCAAACTTCTCTGTTGCCGATAGCCAAGGAAAGGATAAAGAAGCTATCTGGTGGCATTGCCAGTTGTTTGGTAAACGTGCTGAGTCGCTGGCGCAGTACCTAACGAAAGGTCAGGCTGTAACCATTACAGGCAGAGTGAGTCAGCGAAAATACACAGACAAGAATGGTGTTGAGAAGATCAGCACAGACGTTCAAGTTAATGAAGTTGCATTGCAAGGCGGTAAGCGTGAATCTACACAGCAACCACAGCAGCAACGTCAGCAAGCGCCATCACCAAGCAATCCGGGTGGCTATGAAGATATGGATGACGGTATCCCTTTCTAACCAAGGAAATCAAATGAAAAAACTTGTTATTGGTGTTTACCTTGCAACTCTTGCCACAATGACTTGGGCATCTTGCAGCACTCACACATACTTTATCAACGGGAAAACAGTGATTTGCACTGTGTGCTGTTCAGGCAATAACTGCACAACAAACTGTTTCTGATTAACGGGGGAAAGCGGATGCTGGGCGGTATCGCCCGTGAAAGCCAACAGCCGTTGGATACCCAGACGCAGCGAGTACCCCACCTACAAGGAAGAAAATGAGTAATTTGTTCAAAAAAGTAAGAATCATTCACTCTCCAGAAGAAAAACGATACTACGTTGAACAAAAGCGATTGTGGTCTTTCAAATGGGAAAAAATTGATGCGTTTGACTATGTTGATGTACGCAGTTCAAGCCCTCTTGGTTGTCACAATTTGAGTGTGGATGCTTTTTCAAAAGCTAAAGATAAAGCATCAATGTTGCTTGCTCGCTCTGTAGTGTGGGAACAATCAAATTACACAACTGGAATCTAAAAATGAGTTACGCACAAACTGAAATGAAGGTCGTTCAATGGGGTGAGGCTAGAGGTATTGTTCAGAACAGCAACCCTAAAGCACAAGCCAAGAAGACCGCTGAAGAACTGCAAGAGTTGTTTGACGCGATTGAAGCAAACGACAGAGAAGCCATGATTGACGCATACGGCGACATTCTCGTTACCCTAGTGATGGGTTGCGCTACTGCTGATCTTGACCTTGTGACTTGTTTTAATCACGCCTATGACCAGATTAAAGACCGCAAGGGCTATCTGACACCAGAAGGCATCTTTGTGAAGGAGGCGTGATGCTTTGCGATATTTGCCAAGATATGAACAGTTGTGGTGGGGGCAATTTATGCCCAAACTTTCAGCAATCAGCCCTTGATAAACAAGTCTCAGGCAGTCACTACAAAGACAAAGGCATCCAGCCAATCGTCTACATCCATGCAAATAATTTGGGTTTCTGTGAGGGTAATGTAGTTAAGTACATCACCCGTCACAAAGAAAAGAATGGTGCTGCTGACATTAAAAAAGCAATCCATTACTTGGAACTCCTACTTGAATTGGAATACAAGAATGATGCCGTTTGACGTTACAAGATGCGATCCAGAACACCCGGATCACTATTGCCATAACTGCAAGCTGTATATCAATCACCCAAAACAAACAATGGGCCAAAGAACACCTGTCGTCTTAGTTGAGACAAGTGCTTCTGAGGCTTGTTGTTATGTGCCGATTAGCCGCCTAGAACAGCCTCGTTAATGGTCAGCAGGTTTGCTGTTGAACAAATCCTTCTCAGCACTCCTGCGCCTTACGAGTCCCTTAAGTTCCTTGCCACCAGCCTTTGTCCACTGCATAAAGGCTTCAGCCGCACCTTCCCAATCATCCCTAAGAATCCTTTGACGGATAGATGACTTCTGAAAGTTACCTAACCCTACATTGAAGGAAAATGCGACACAAGCATCAAACCTGCCCTGATGCCCAGCCAGATTGGGAGCAAATCGAAGAACACCACGTTCAAAATAAACGAGGTCATCTTTGAATATTTTGACCAATTCATCTTTAGACCATTGTCTGTTGTGTTCTGGGCGTAAAGGATACTCGCTCCTTAAAGCGCCCGTGTAACCCTCTTTGCGAACCATTGGCAGCTTAATCTGATCTTGATAGATCACATGACCCCAACCAATAGTCCACATATGGGCAGAGCATTGATATGGTTTATCCCGATAGCCCTCAAAGAGGTGCATCAAATGGATGCCAGCGTCAGAAGTTCTCACTTCTTCTTGTCCCAGTTACGAGAGCCAAACCAAAAACCAATGATGCCACCAAGCATGGACATTTCATCGGCACTAAAAATTATGTCGCTAAAACGAATCAGGTCATCCATAGAGGTAACCATCTTGTCGTTGTACCAGACATACCAAGCCAACCATGCGTTAATCAGCACCAACTCCATTACAAAGATGTAAGTAATTGTTGGTCGAACAGTTGCAACGTAGGTAGATGCCCATCCAGCGGCCTTCTGCAAAACAGCTTTGTCATGCTCAAGTGCCGCACCTTGCATTTGCGCTGCGGTTTGCATCTCAACTTGCTGAGTCTGCAAAGACATTTGCTCGACCTTGATTTCTTCAATCTTGGCTTGAGCCGCGAAACCTTCTTTGGCAAGTGCCAATTCACGCTCTGTTTGAATTGCAGCAAGTGCTAATTCATGCTGTTGGTCAGCCTTGTTTTGGAAGTATTCCAACAATTTCGGCAAACCCGAAATCAGCAGACCGCCAAGTGTAGAAATTAAAGAAAGCATACTATTCTCCGAAAGGTAAACTAGATTTTATGAACTCAATGATGGACTTGGAATCTTCCACGGGCAAGACATACAGAATGTCGAGCAAGTGGTGAATAATGATGGCTCCACAACAAAACTTGAGGAATCGGTCAAACCCAAGTTTCCAATCTGTGCCAACATCGAACCACTTGAGAAGTTTCCACACATCTCAACACCCGTTCTTGCGACAGAAAGAGAACAACTCGAAACCACCCCACATCAGGATCAGGAAAATCACAACAGACAGAGTAATGGCAATCGCCACTTCAAGGTCTTCTTTGTCCTTTTGCTTCTTGCGCCGAGCGTCTTCCTTGGCCTTACCAGCGGCTTTAGCGGCCTCAGCCTCCATGACGGTAGCCCGAGCCTTAATCTTCTGCCAAACATCCATTTTGTTGGCGTTCCAGAACAAGCGTTTTAAGTCTTCTTCAAACTCTTTTTGTGAGTCAATGGCAAGTTCAATCTCAAGAGCCTTGCCCATAGAAGAACCGCCGAATGTCCCTGCTTTGGCAGCTTCAGCAGACGCAATAGCATTGGCCTTTGCATCAAAATACTTGCCAAGCATTGGAGCCAGAGACTCCACACTTTGCGCTGTAGCACTGGCCTTTTTGACCAGAGACACCGCCTTATTAACCGCATCAAGGGCGGCTTCTGGATCAAGCAGCATACCAATCATCTAAGCACCCACTGAAGAATCGGCATAATTGAAAAAGCAGCCCAAATAGTCAGGCATGAGACTAGGGCAGCAGCCACGAAAGCTATTGCCCAATCTTTCATGATTTGTCTGCCTTACCGTCTAACTTATCAAAGATTTGTCGAAGAATGTCTTTGACTTCTTTAATGTCAGCGCGATAGTCATCCTTGGTCACATAGTCGTGAGGCAGTTGCTTTTCAAGTGCGCTCAGACTGTCTTCAAGGCGTTGCAATCGTTGCATGACTTGATAGAACACAAATACCGCAAGAAACCCTGCAACCGATACTACTAGGTTGAAAAGTTGTTGGTTATCCATTGCTTACCTCGTCTGCTGGCAGCGGAGTGTTCCCGGCTTCAACCCATTTCAGATACTCTTGGTAGTCTGTGTTGGCAGGGTCGAAAGGGATGAAGGCGTTGTCAGCAATGCGTTTGATGCAGGTGGCTACGCCCAAGTGATTTGCGGGTACAAGTTGATACATGGTTTAAAGCTCCGCAGAATATGTGATAGAACGAAGAGAGGTCGCCCCATCTGATACAAGAGTGGAAGAAAAACCAGCTGTCAAACCACTTGCAACAGTTGTCGCCAAAGAAGCAACCGAAGCTGTTGCCACCCCAAGCGTAATGTTGGTTGTTGTTGGAGCCACGTTTCCTTGGTCAACAAGAAAAGCTGTTGTGCTGCTGACTGTTAATGTCGGGGCCGATCTCATTGTTACAGGAAAATATCTCCGTAAAGCAGAAGCTGTAGTGCTTGAATTTCCACCTGTTGCAAAACTTATATATGCTTTACTTTCGTTAGTATCCACCAAGCAGTACCGCTGGCACATCGCCAACTCACGCCCGTAGTCCCTGCGCTCAAACGGTGAAGCAACACTACCAGCTTCAAGCTGTACGCCTGTGATGTAGAAGGTGGCTCCGTTTGTGCCGACTACAGAGGTTGCGCCTGTGGGGGCCATTATCTGAGAGCCAGCCCAAGCGCCAGCAGTGCCAGAGAATGTTGACCCAATGCCAAGGCCAAACTGAACAATCAAACCAATCCCGTTTGTTGTCAGCCAAGTGCCAGATGTGTCGCCAGCAACCGTGATGGTCTTCTGCTCCCAAGTGTTCGCAGCAGAAATTGTGTATGTGAACGGGTATGAGCGATCAACAGCACTGTTATTTAATGCGCCGCCAAACGTCCCAGTTAGACTCGACCGCACCCAAAAGGACAGCGTTACAGCTTGAGCACTTGCTGTTCCCCATGCCAAATCTGAAATGTTGTAGCCTTCAATAGGTTGACGAATACGGCATCGTTGTGTCGCCGCCAAAGAAGCATCGGCAGTTGTTACGGTAATCAAGCAGGAGCTTGCAAAGCCAGCAGGAGCTGTTGAGCTTTGCTGCACCGTAAGCGCTCCATCAGTGGTGTTATCAACCAGCCAGCGATCTAAAGAGTAACCAGCCGTGTTGCTTGCAAAGGCAGCACTCGCACCAGCGTTCCTCTGGTCAATCCGCATATCACCGTTGATGATGCGGTTACGAAAGCCCATCGAGTTCGTAGGTGCTGCCACGCCATACAGGACAGCAGTGCTGCCTCCTGAAGCGTCATTGATTGAGTTTACTTTTAAGTTGCTCATGCTTGTCCTTTCAGGGCGGCGATCTCAGCGCCTTGTGCGTCAACGATGGCCTTGAGTTCTTGGATGGCGGCGGTCAGAGTAGCAACGAGGAACGAGGTGTCGATGCTCTGTGGCTTGATTGAACCGTCTTCGTTTACAGCATCTTTCTCGCCTGTAACAGCTTGAGGGCAGACCTCTGCAAGCTCGTGAGCAATAAAGCCTTCACCGATTTCATCGGGCGCTGATTTCCATGTGTATGTGCAAGGCTTCAGGGCAGCAATTCGAGATAGCGCACCCGCAAGCGGCTGCACGTTTTCTTTCAAACGGTAATCAGAAGTCGTGTTGTATGAAACGGCTGTTGTTCCGCTTTGAGTGATAGAGCCAATCTGTACGGTATTGAGACCAAAAATCCAGTAAGCCGTACCAGAGCCAGTACCAGAGGCGTGGTTTCCGTATGCTTGACCGTTTCTATTGAAATCCCAACTGTTGGCGTTTTGTAAACCTGTATTGGTTTGGCCCACCAGCAAGCTACCGCTGGAGTCGATACGGGCGCGTTCTGTACTTTTTGTGTAAAACCGCAAATCAGTGAAGTCAACACCAGCAGACCCAGAAGGAACGTAAGCATCCACACCTGAGAACCAGTTGTTAGCGGATGCGCGAGAGTAAAAGTAAGTACCGCCGATAACACTACCAATGGCAGAACCTGTGTTTTCTAAATAGGTGCTTGAGGTGGCTCCGGTGGTTCCAGACAGGTGCAGCTTTGCACTTGGCGAACTTGTCCCAATACCCAAGTTACCGCTGGCATCCTTGTACAACTGACCAGAACCAATGTTCAGCACATCAGACGAATTGGTAATCAGTGTTGCCGTTTGATCTGGCAAGCTGAGTGTTCGATCAGTGTTGCTATTAGGGCTAGCAAAGGTAAATGTACCTGTGCCGCTTGCGTTACCTGATAAAGCTATCTTGCTCATGGTTGTGTTCCTTTCAGGGCGGCTACATCAGCCTTGAGTTGTTCAATCATGGCTTGTTGTTCTTGGATGGCGGCGGTCAATGTGGCAACCAAGAAGCTGGTGTCAATGCCTTGGTACTGAGGATTGCCTTCAGCGTCCACTGCGTCTTTCTCGCCTGTTACGCACTCAGGCACAACCTCTTGCAACTCGTGGGCGATGAAGCCTTGGCTCTCGCTGTTGTCGCTGTTCCATTTGTAGGTTACAGGTTTCAGTTGAGCAACTTTGGCAAGCGCACCAGTCATCGGTGCAATGTCGTGCTTTAGACGGTAATCGGAAGAAGTGGCATAGTTTGTTGAGCCAGAGTTAATGGAAATATAGCCAACTTCACTTCCAGACGCATTTCTCCATGACCAAGCTGCAAATCCATCTGTTCCAATCTGTAAGCAAGCAGCCACCTGTGACGCAGCTCCTTTTACTTCAAATTTGGTTGTTGAGTAGATTCCTGATGTTCTGTTCACCAGCAAGTTACCGCTGGTGTCGATACGGGCGCGTTCTGTGTTGTTGGTGCCAAACTGAAGCACGTTGTTCTCTTTAGTCTTGATCTCTGCTGCGCCGTTAAACGACCCAATAAACAAACCATCCCCAGATGTTGTGCCTGTGCTGCTGTCGCAAATCTGAAGATAGCTTCCCGCCGTAGAAGACGCAATGGTCATGCGCTCATTTGGCGAAGTCGTCCCAATACCCACGTTACCGCTGGAGTCGATACGCATAACCTCCGCACCGCCTTCAGCAAAAGCAATGGTGTCAGCAGCAGGGAAGAAAATACCTGTGTTGGCATCTGTTCCACGAATCGCAGGGGTTGCTGCTGATCCGTCAATGTCGGACAAGCCGTTAGTACCGTCTAAAACTAAACTCATGTTCGCTCCTTCAACGCCGTTGCGTATGACATTTTATTTGAAAAACAGCCGTGAAGCATTGTTGTTGCAAGTTCACGAACTTCAATAGCCTCATCTTCAGAGTCAAACGTACCAAGGTTCACGCAACGCTTGTTAATCCAAATCTGTGCTGACCATTTATTGCCGTAATCTCGCTTATAAACCCCTTTGTTGGCCCTACCTTTGCGGCCTGAAACGCGGTTCATACATTGCTCACTGCGGTTGGCAAGTCGCAAGTTTTCAAACATATTATTTTTTGGGTTGCAGTCTTTATGGTCAATTTCTTCATCTGGCCATTTCCCTGTATAAAGAAACCAAGCAATTTGTCCAACAGAATAGCCAATCAGCTTCCCAGAAAAAGTCAAAAAGCAGTTTTGATGACCGATTTTTGAAGTCGTTACGCCAACAAGATCACCAGCTTTTTTGCCGCCATTAGCGTTTCGCTTCCAAAGCAACACGCCATCACGCATCTCCCATGAGGATGCGATATTTTTAAGTTCTTGCTCTGTTCTGTTTTTCATGATCTACAACACAACCCAACGCGCACCGCTGGAAACCGTAACTGTTACACCCGAGTTTACCGCGATTGGGCCTGTACTCATAGCGTTTCTTGTGGCTGGAATGGTGTAATTTGTCGTGACGTTCTGACCGTTTTCAATGAAGATTTCATCAGAGCCACCACCAGTAGCACCACCACCAACAGAACCCCAAGCAGTACCGCTATAGCCTTCAAACTTACCAGCAGTGGTGTTGAATCGGAAGTAACCAGCGGAAGGTGAACCATCACGCTCTGCTGTGCTACCAGAAGCAATAATAGAAGAACCAGTAGCCGCAGTAATCACAGCAAGGTTGATCTTGGCTTGAGCAGCAGTTGTTGCACCAGTACCGCCACCACCAACAGCAGTTGCGTCACCAGTTGTGCCAGCGTACAAGTCTTTAACTTGAGCCATCATCTCCCGAATGGCGTTGTTAATGCCACTAGGAGCGCAACCTTCAGCAATGTTAATGCCATCAATGTCAGTGTTGTTTGAGGGCGTTGCTGACCACTCGCTAATCTTTGTCTTTGCCATGATTAATCCTTCTGTTCAATAATTCCATAACGGCTCAAGAGTTGAGCAGTCAAGGCCCATCGTTGTGCCGATGTTGGCGACATTTGGCGCAATTCCTTGAGCCTGTTTATTCCATCAGGAGATGTGATGATTTGTGCAATTTTATCTGCGTCATTAGCAAATCGGCGCTCAACAGCCCAATCTGAAATCATCTTGCCCCAATTCTGAGGTTGCAACAATGTGCCAGCACCACCAGCAGCCATAGCAACAGGATCACCCTTTGCTTGTTGCTTCATTTGCTTGATGATTTCTTGGTTAAAAGCAGTGTCAGAACCAAGTTTTTGAACCCTTGCGGATGCTTCCAAAACACTAGCCAAATCAGTCAATGCCTGAAACTGTTGTGGTGACAATGCCGCACGAATAGCGGCTTGAGTGTTCTCGTCACCCAGAAGCATATTCTGCCAACTGTTGCCAGTGTCAAGTTTCATGCCGCGCTGATTCTTTGCGGGTGTTTTGGCGTTAGTCCAAACATCTTGCATATATGCGCGAGTAACAGCATCCCACGCCTCTGGATCAGCCTTTTGGATTTGCTGTTTGGCATAGCGAATTGCCGGAACAGAATTACTCTCAAACAAGCGTTTAGAGAACTGATTGAGGTTATCTGGAGAGATTCCAGAAAGACTCAAGCCAGCCTTACTTTGTGCAAATTGATCCAAAGGCTTAGATGCTTCAGCAAATACTTTGTTAGCCTCAATGTAGGCAGGGTTTTCCTTACCCATTTGCTCAACCAACTGTTGTTGCAAGTCCGTAAGTTGTGCTTGGATTTTCTTATCCATTGAACTAAATGTTTCCTCACGAAACATCTTGTCAATTTCAAACTTTGCGTTTTGCAATGCTGGCAAGCGATCATCAAGAGCCTTTTCCATGACAACATCACCAGCTTCATTAAGGCGAGGTTTGTCTGTGTATAGCAACTCTTTCATCTTGAGCAACATAGAGCGTTGTGAGCCTTTTGCTGTCTTGATGTAATCGTCAATCTTTCCAACAACAGGAGCCACATCAACAGGCACAGATTGAGCAAACGCATCTCGGTAGATAGGCTCTGTTATGGCAGTGCGTTCAGCCTCAAGCATTGCTTTTGCTTCAGTCAATGCTTTTTGACCTTTAGCACCAGCTTCTGCAACATCAGACACTGGAGAAATGCTTTTCAGGAAATTATCAACAGCAGGGCGAATCTGCTTAACTTCTCGATCCTGATACATTGTCTGCATTGTCTTTGTGGACGCTGGCAGATTGCTCACAACCTTTTGTTGCCCCATCAAAGAAGACAAGTTTGTAATCTCAGCAGGGGTCAAAAACACACCTTGCTGGTTTGCCTTCCTAATAAGAGCCAATGCTTCAGGTCTGTTCATTGTGGCAATGTCACGAACCAAGTTCCGTTCAGTAACAACTTTTGCAACGCCGGGAACGGATTGCACAACGCCACCAATCAAACCAGACAATGCAACCTGACCGGGGCTAACTTCTTGTCCAGAAATTTCTTTGCCAGCTATTTGACGAATCAAGTTTGACAAAGCATCAGTAGCACCAGTAGCGCCGATACTAGCCGTTGCACCCAAAGGGCCAGTAAGCATCAATGGTGCTGTAGTAGTACCAACAACAACACCGGGAGCAGCCTCAAGCACATCAGGCGCATAGTAAGCGGCAGTAGCGGCAGGGCCAGCAATCTCTTTGTAGAACTTGCCATCATCTGCCTGATAAGCAATCTCGCCATCAACAATACGATAGCGGCTTGTGGGCAAACCACGCTTTTCAGCAAAGAACTTGATCGCTGCTTGCTTGTCAGTAGGGATGCCGCCCATGAACGCAGTCGGTACATCAGCACCCATCTGAGGAGAACTAATTGCAGTCAATGCTTCTTGTAGGCCGGGAAACTGACCACTACCCACTTCAGGAGTGAGTGCGCGATTTCCAGAAAGCAGTTGAGAAGCAAAATCAATGTTTTCTGTTGGAGCTTCTTGATCTTTCTTTCGCTTGCCACCAAGCAATTCGTCTGCAAAATTAATTTCACTCATGACGTTCCTTAATCAGCAGAAATACCAAACTCAACAGAAAGCTGTCGTTTGATTGCGTTCATCTGTGTTGGTGTCGCCTTCTTCAAATCAACTTGATACTGTTTTGCCAGTTCAGCAGCACGATCATTGATAAGTTTTGGCACATTGTCCAAAGGTATATCTTTGAACGACAAGCCACGTCTTAGGATGTAAGCATTACGAGCCTCAACAAGACGCAACTCTCTCATCGTATTGTCTAGTTTTGCTTTGAACTCTGTTGGGCTATCGCCATCGAAGATGCCTTGTCCAGCACTTGGCAAGCCAGCCTCAATTCGTGCGGCTTCCTGAACCCCCATAGAGGCTCCAGTAAGTGCTTTAATTGTCTGACTCAAGTTGTTCAGAGTGTTCTGCTTAAACTGAGAAAACTGTGCAAGCGATTGTTTTTCATTAGGGTCAAGATTTGCACCAGATTTTTCTTTGATGGCAGACCATGCTTGGCCAGCCTTAAACTTTGGTTGCAAATATTCTGGCTTGAATTGACTTTCAATCTGGTTATACATTGAAAGACGAGAGCCAGATTCAAGCAATGAATTTTGCACATCTTTTACAACGCCTTTGTCTGGAGTCAAAGCGCCGGGAGGATATACAACAGTTGCAGTATCTTTTCTGGCTCTTGAGGCTTCAGCACTGATCTTATCCATAGCGCCGGGAATCTTAGCTAATTCGATTGGATCATTTGTTTGGAACAATCGCAAAGCCGCATTGCTTTCAGCGCCAGTTAAGCGTTGAATTGGCTTCTCTTTTGGCGCACCAGTTGCAACCACCTCTTGCTGATTAGTAAGAGGATTGATACGAACAAGTTTTGCACCTTCAGCAAGATTGGTAAGCTCTCCACCAAATGCCTTTTGCAAATTAACAAAATTCAGCAAGGCTTTTTGGCCTTCAGGAGAGGCAGACAGAGCATCAAACACATTCTTATTAATGCCTCCGGGTTGAGCAGCAACAGCGGGTGTTTCGCCAATGTATCGGCCTTCTTCCTCAACCATTTGGGCAGGGATGGCGGCTGTTTCTGGATTCATCAGGCTTGGCAACAATCGGTTAGCCAATGCCAAACGATTCTCAGCCTCTTTCTCACGCTTGCGCTTTTCCATCAAGTCTTTGAGTTGGAAGCCCTGCAATTGGTCTTGCAATTGATTTTGCATGGCTGCCGAGTACAACTTCTGACCTTGTTGCAAGCCTTCAGCAATAGATTGACCAGTGTTGCCACCTTGGAACAATCGAGCCGCCAAACCATACAAGGCTTGTGCTTGTGCGTCATCACGGTTGCGCTGAATCTCTGCCGGACTCATGCCCAACAAACTAAGCGTTTCAGTGCCGCCAGTGCCGAAAATGTCGAGTAAGCCAGCCATGTTTAATCCCCCATACCCATAGTACCGCTAAACCATTTAGTGATAGGGTCATTAGAAACAGTTGGTGCGCCAAAGCCACTCAACCAGTTTGATCCGCTGTTCCACAAGTTGCCGATGCCAGTAGAACCACCAAGATTCTTATACAAGCCACCCAATGTCGCAGCAGTACCCAAGACATTCTGCAAGGTAGAGGTGTCGGCAGTACCAGACTGAGTTTGGCTTCTCAGGTTAGCCATTGGGTTGCCGTACACGCTGGACAAGAAAGCCGACAAGTTCTGTTGTGGCAATTGCTGACCGTAGTTGAATCGAGCAATATCAGATTGCAGTTGTTGACCAGTGTAGCCTTCACGGGCTTGACCAGCCGCCAACAGATTCTGAATGTCTTGGTAATCGACTTGAGCCATTGCCGGAGCAGCCATCGTAGCGGCTTGCTGACGGGCGCGTTCGTCAGCATAGTTCTGATAAGCCAATTGACCAGCAGTGTTTGTCAGTTGCTGTGCAAATTGACCAGAAGCACGATCTTGCAAAGAACCCATTGCGCCAGAGCCGTAACGACCAGCCTTGGATGCGGCAGAGCTAATGTCACCGATTGCTTGGTTAAATTGGGCTGTAGCGGCTTGAGCAGCAGGGGTGAAAGCACCTTGGAAGAATGGGTTGCCACTCAGGTAATTGCCGCCAATAGTGCCTTGCAGTTGTTGCTGTGCTTGACCAACCAGTGGGCTACCCTGCAATGCCCGTGTCTCCAATGCTTGCAAACCAGTTTGAGTGGTTTGAGATGGAGAAACATAAGTCTGACCGGGGTAGTATTGTGGGCCACCAGCCTGATAAAGCCGTTGCGCCTCGCTCAATCCGTAGCTTAAGTACGGTTGAACGGTTGGGTCAATTGTGGATGTGGTTGTAGTCGCCATGTTTCACTCCTGAAAGTTCGGATTCCATAGCGGTTGATCCACGGAATCCATTATATACACTTTAGCCAACAATGACATACGCATATGTCTTGTTTGCTGTTGAATTTGCAAAATGCGTTAAGGTTGCCGAACCCTTAGATTGGGCACTTGCGTACACAGAATAGTCACCAGCAGCATTTGTGCCGTTTGATGACGCAAAGCTGACAGTCACAATCGCAGACGGTGTTGCTGGCCTTGTTGGGCTGGTTGCTGTCGGCAGTTGCTCAATTGAAACCTGAGTGCTGTCAGTACACCACATGATTTCAACATAATCGTTTGCGCTCAACTCAACCCAAAAGTTCATTGCCGCAATCAAGTGTCCATGCACACCACCATGACTGTTTGGCACAGAAAAACGGCTGTTTGAGTTGTCAATATTTGTTCCGTTCTTGCGAAACCAAATATCTATGTCGTGAATTTGTGTATCAGTATTAACAAACTGAAAACTAAATTGCACATTATAAATGCCGTAACTTTTGACTGTTATGCGACTGTCACTGGCAATGCTAATCCCATGAGCAAAATCAGTTGTATTGAACTTGATTGGGTAAGCAGTGGTTGTAGATGCCGCAGTCTGGTCGGTGGAGTCCTGAAAAGCACCATAAGGCGTTGAATCAGTAAAAGCCGCAGCAGAGAACGGAATCAGGATGATCTTGCTGTCAGGGCTGATTCGCTCGTCATAAAGCGTTGTGGTTGTGGCATTACCAGTAGCAAGGGTAATTGTCCCGGTGTTGTTCGTCTTGCCGTTCATGATGCCATTGACGACCTCGGAAATAGCCCGAGGGTCTTGACCAAATGGAGCAAGTGATCTGAACATCGTTGCCATTAGCGAACACCCTGACCAGACAAATCAATGTCCATACCAACAGCCGTTGTCCAGTTAGCACCAGTAGGCGTTACCTTGAA